ATGGTACATGTTTACCACTACGAGAACCAAACATAAACTTTTCAGATAACTGTTGTCTACTCTTTCTATTAATACCATTAGTTAATAGACTCTTAGCACTTTGACCTTTATTTGGAAACATTACTTTTTAACTCGCAACTATAACGTGAACACCATTCACACCTGGAGTAATAGTATATGTTACTGTAGTTAGAGGTTTAATTGGGAAATAAAAAGATCCTGTTCCATCTATGATATTAATAGTACCATCAACAAAATCAATATCTACAGCTCTAACTGTATTAAATGTTTTAGCTATATTGTTATTATTAATATCTTTTGCAGTAATAGTAACCCTAGCTAGAACCAGTGGTTGATTAGGCATTATCTATTAACTAAAAGTGAGTGTAGAAACACCAGCCGTAATGGTCCAGGTAACAGTACCTAATGCAGAATAATCATAATAGATAATACCACCCGCTCCGGCTCGTGTAATTTTCAGAACATTACGAAGAAAATCAACTTCAACATCAACTACGTCAGTAAACTTTTGAGTAGTAACAGCTTGTCCTGGACCAGTAGAGCCAGTTACCGTGAATGTAGCAGGTGCAGCGTTAGCCATTGTTTATTGCTTCTCCCTCTGTTTCTGAGACACCGAGTTCCTGTTCTAACTTAGCTATTGAATCATCAGGTTTATCTGGAACACCTAGATGTTTACGCTCTCTTAATATCTTAGCTTCTTGCCGGTCTTTCTCTTCTAATGCTGCTCGACGACGGGAGAAGATTGCAGAAGACTGAGCAATTTGATTCATTTCTATCGGTGCGGCTTCTACAACTTTTGGTTTTACTATGTCTAGTAGAACTTGTGTCAATCTATGATTATTATCTCTTTCATAAGCAAGTTGTTCTTTTAAAGTCTGACAAGATTTACAAGGTTCATATTCTCTATGAAATAAGAACGTGAGAAATCTGATCAATGCATCCTCCGAGCGAATCTTGATCTTCTTGAGATTGGAACACAATCTTGTATTGTTTCTTGATTCTGCTTCTCAATAATTTCCATCTGTCTATAGTAGCTTGTCATATCTCCTGTAGCTTCTAGATTCTTATTCACTTGTTCTATTCTAACAGCAATGTCTAATCTACCAATTTCTCCCTCGATAAACTTCTTAGCAGCTTTACAGAAATATCTAAGATCGTCTATCGGATCATCGCCTTCAAATTCTGCAATGTCTTCAATTTTCTTCTCATCATAAATTGCCATTGGTATAGTATCAATTAGAATTTTACAAGTTTCAAAAATTTGTAACACTGGAAGATTATCTTCTTCCGGTTCGTCAAAGAATTGTTTCTTATAATTCTCTAGAGCCACTGGGCCATAGTTTCTATATATTTCTTGAGCCGCTTTGAGATCATAGAAATCATTTTTACTTTTTAAAGTAGTTTTCTTTTCCCATCTAAGTAAATCATGTACTACTTGGAGTCCTGCGACGCGAGAACCAGGAGTATTCTCGGATGAAGTTGGAACCAAATCAGAATATCTTTGAAATTCGTCAGCGATAAGCTCACCGCCTCTATTTTGCCATGCGCTACCACATAGAACTGTATGCACTGGAATTTCATTATTTTCGTTATGAATTTCTCTTATCTCAGAGGCCCAATATGGAATATCCCTGCCATGCCATGCTCGTTCTCTATAAATATATACTTTTCTGTTGGGTGCAATGGCTCCCCACATTGCATAGCACATTGCTCGCTTGCCCCAGTCAATAGACAATATTCTCGGCCACCATTCTGGGATATGAATTGGTGGAATAACATGCAACGCATTATCTGGCTCACCAGGGAAGTGCATTGGTCTAAAAGAAGTGAAGACACTACCTTTGTAGGCGTGCCAATCTCCATATCTTTTTGCTTTATATTCAGCTTCACTAACAACCTTGAGAATTTCTAGTTTCTTAACATACTGTGGATCATATTCCATTCCATATGGGTTATCTTCTGCTTTAGCAGGAATGAATATTCTATAAAGGCCGGTAGCAACGTCTCTGATTACCTTGTGTCCTTCTTCACATGGTTTAACAAATCTGTTGTAGACAAATGTTTGGCCAATGCCACCTGGGTTAGAACCGTTGCGTACGATAGCAATATTAAAACTAGAACTAGGGCGAACACGACTACCAACCATATAGTGATAAGGATAAGAAGAAAAGTGGGTAAGTTCATCAAAAGCACAGTAATTATATTGTGAGGAGTCATACATTGTTATGTCGGAACTATGTTGAACATGGCCAAAATCCTGGTATGAATTGAATTCAGGCCATTCCCAAGAATGCTTCTGTTCGTTATACTTGGCTCCGGTTTTAGGATAGTATTCTTTAGAAAGGCGTATGATTTCTCGTTCAAGGTCAGGGAATTTGTTACGAAGTATAATACCTTTATATCCTCTAAACTTGTAGAATCCCCTAAAGAGAGGTAATAAGGTGAGGATCCAACTCTTACCACCGTAAGCCGCTCCACCATAAAGTGCTTCAAAGATTTGATCAGGAAGTTTTAAAAGAGTTTCCTGAACTTCATGTGGTTTAATATTTTTATCACGTACAAAATCTTCATACATCCCATTACCAGGATCAGAAGAAATAATATTATTAGCTATCGAAATTGGCATTAAGCAGCTAACGGCTTTTCACGCCAAATAAAACCAGCGATGACGGATAATACTGTTGAAGTATAAAGAGCAACATATCCACCTGGAGGAATGATAATAGAACCTTTAAGATCATACATATTTCCAATAGGTGGAGGATTAACAACTTGAGCCGTTGCTCCGGTAATTGGAGTCACTCCAAAAGGCATAGCAAGAAATGGAGTTCCTACTAATGTAGCAGCAGCATCAATCTTACCAACACCAGAAGCGCCTGCACCTAGAAATGTTGATTGAGGAGCTAGAGGAGTAGTATGTGCAGTAACACCACCATGTAGACAGAGCGGCTGGAGCACCAACTATTGCAAGACCTAATTGTAGTAATACTAAGTTAGCATTTGAACCAGCAGGATTAGATAAACACAATCCAGTATAAGTAGCCGCTAAGCCTACAGTTGTAGTCGTACCACCTGGACCCTGATTAGCTCCGTTAAATATTTGACCTCTAATAGCTATCTCTTCATAGTCAGCTAAACCAGCTCCGATAATAAGAGAACCATCTTTAGATGAACGTGCAGGATTAACTGCACCATCAGAAGATTGTATCGGTCCAGTTCTAACTTCTGATAACATTCATTCTTCCTTTTTATCTGAGCTCGAAACCAATTGCCTGAGATGTATGCGGTTCTTGAGAAAGCATTGCTTCAACTTGACTTATATAATTTGTAATAAAATTCTTTTCTTGTAAACGATATGAATTGTATGCGTCAGTAGTAGCATTGCCAGTAGGATCGATTGTTGCTACTGTTGGAAAATTTGTAATGCTTCTCGGCTGAGTAGCTTTAATATCTGTATCGATTGTTAATAGAGAAGAGTCTTTAGCAACAGTAGCATCCTTAGCTATAGTTGCAAGTGTAGCGTCTAATGCAAATCCTGTAATAGCTGCCGGTGGAGTTAGAGTTGTTATCTGAGCCGCTGGCAATACAACAGGAGTTGAAGCACCTGCAACGGCTTGTCCAAGTGGAGGAGTTTTAGTATCTATGTTTCCTACACTTGTATTACCTGTAGTCTGTAATGCTGCTGTTGAAGCACCACTAGGTAAATTGATTGTTATTGGATTTGTTAGCTTTCCATCTATTGATGCTAAAGATGCTATCTCTGTAGCCTGATTACCTGCTGTAGAAGCACCTAATGGTAAAGATGGAGTGACTGGAATTGGAGAAGTAAGTTTACCATCAATACTTGCTAATGATGCTACTTCAGAAGCTTGATTCGCAGATGTAGCAGCACCTGATGGTAATGGTAGAGATGATGCTGAGACTGGAACTGCTGAAGCTCTTAATTGAGCATCTGTTAATGCACCACTAATAGCTACTGCACTTGCTCTGAGTTGAGCATCCGTTAATCCGGCTGCCGCTCCAGATGTTGCTATCTTCTTTAAAATACTAATTACAGTAGCATCAGTTACTCCGTCCCAAACAACATCAGCTTTAGTACCTTCAGCTACATCACTACCATCAGCAATAGAAACAGCTCCGCCACCGCCTCCACTTCCAGGAACTACTTCGTGAACTTGTTGTGTTCCGCCGATGGAGGTTGACATTATCCAGCTTTAGGAGTCATTACCCTAACATTATCATTAGTAGCACCAAGCTGAGTGGCTAGAGAATCAGTTAGTTGCTGTCTAAGTTCTTGAGCCGCACTGACAGCATTATTATATT